GACTTACCTGACAGCAACAGTTCACGAACCTGATCCGGTTTCACCTCAATCACTCGCCCTTCCCAATAAGTCAATGGACTCCTCCAACATTCCAACAGCCTCCTCCATAGCGGCAGCGGCATCACTCGAAGCCTCACCACGCTCCGAACTCTGCAAGCCCTCCGGCATAGCATCAAAGGCTTCCTGCTCCTCAGCGGCAAGATCACGAACTGCCTCAAGTGCATCAGTGAGAGCATCCACTACCGAACCAATCTGCTTACGACGTTCTTTGTTCATATCACTCGCTCCCCTTCGTAGTTTCAACCGTTCCCCTGCTAAAAATTCTTCAGATTAGGATGCTCAGTCAACTTCCCAACACCGGGACACTCCCCAATGCTCTGCCACCCATGAGCCAACGCAAGCAAATCCTCATCCACGTTTACAATCCAATCACAACCAGTGCAACGCCTTCGCTCCATCTCACTCACTCCCTAACACTTTTATGTAAGAGCCGCCGTCACCGATAGCCTCGTTGCCGTAAAGATCCCGAATGATGTGAAACATCCCGTCTTGGCCTTTGGTAACGCGAAAGTTTAGGTTAGCGAACTCGTAAACGTCGGGCAGTAGTCCTGCCAGAAACTTTTGTGCTGAGGAGTTGGTTTTGTAGGACTTGATAATCCGAGTTGTTTTAATCATTTTGTTTCCCCTTTTCTGAAGGCCCCTTGCCCTCAATAATCCCAGCATAGCATGACCCCCTAGTCACTAATCACCGGGGTGGGTTAAGGAATCAAACCCCCAAAAAGTTGTTGAATACCAACACGTTTCTAAACAGCCAACCTTTTAGCACCCGACCCGATCAAATCAGAATCATCCCCCACACCAGTCAAAACGTTCAAGTACTCCATGACCCTTGGATGCCGTTTCTCCACCACAAGAACATGCGGATACACCTGCACGTTACTGACCTCCTCAATCGGCAACCACGAATCCTCATCACGCAACAAGCCACTCACAAGGCTAATCGTCATCTCCTCAGAAGGATTTTCAATAAACATCAGCCCGCCAATAACAAGCCACGGCCAATCCGTCGAACCAACAATCACGTCATACTTGTCACCCTGCGGAACTTTGTCCACAACAGACCCCGCCGGTAATAAGTCCTCCCATATGTGAGCCGCCACATCACACAACATTCGTACCGGGCCAGTCGGCGTGTACTTTTCAAAAGCAAGAATCGTGTCCTCGTAATGACACGCAACATCCCCCATGTTTTTTATCCAAGAATCGCGGTAGCCCATTCGTTGCCCTTTCCTTTAATGTTAAAAAGTGACTCAACAATAAGCCGCTGCCGGTTCGCTTCACCTGCCCGAACATCCGGGTTAAGAAGTTCCGTCGCATGGTCACGCCACTCGTCCGGTGTCTCAGCGAGCCGCCCAACACCCGCTTCATGCAACAACTCGTACTCGCGTGTAGGTGAAGCAATAAACGGGATACCCGACGCGGCGTACTCCAGTCCCTTCAGAAAAGACTTTGCCTCATTAAACGGATTCATCGTCAACGGAACCAGCCCAACATTGAACTCCGTAAAAAGTTTTGGGTACTCCCGTATCGAAGTCATGTTTTGGGTAGACACCTTTTTCAATCCAGCGCGAACACCGAAATGTTTCCCGTCCCCAGAAATGTGACCCGCATGATGCACCCGCACCCCGTGATCCTTACTGAATCCCGGCAACCAGTCCCGCAACAATTCAATGTCCCCGGATCTCCACAACGTCCCACCGACCCAACCAAAAACGGCTTCACCATTTTGAACCATAGGTGTGTAACGGTCAACGTCAATACTGTTCCGAACCAAACAAACATCTCGAACCCTGCGCGAGTAATGATCCGCAAGGAACTCAGTCGAAACAATTACCCTGTCAGCCGCCCTGATCCCAATCTCGTACCACATCCGGTTACAGTCAAAGTCAGTGTGCGGGTGCGTGACATGGTAAGCGATATTTGTTGGCTCCAGCCCGTAATGAAAATCATCCACATCCACAATCACACGCTCCCCCCTCGCTCGCATTATCGGGATCATGTCAGGGAAAGCCTTGTGCATGATTAGTTTCGTGACCGTCGCGTCATACCCGGTCAACATTCCATCTTTATACGCCACCCCTACCCCGTAGTCAGTTGCGAGCCGTGGCTGCCCAACAACTGTCTCCCACCCGAGTTCTTCTAACTGACGGGCAGGTAAAACCATTCGATACCACGCGCACCCGTTCGGTTCCGGTGGCTGAATGTTGTTATTAAAATCAGTCGTTACAAAGGCCACGCCGGGCACGTTCCACCTCAACCATGTGGAGAGTCAATGCGTAACCAATAATGTCCACGACCGTATCGGCTTTCGGCTTATGCACTTGCCTAGCAATTTTCATTCCCACCATGCACAAGGAAACTTGCTCAGCGGTTACCGAAGTGTCAAGGATCACCGACCATATCTGTGCAGCACGGTCAAGGTTGTCCAGCGGGTGACCGTACTCGTTTTGCCGTTCACCGTTCACAAGGGAAGCGGCGTAAGCGGCTATGTCCTCTGGGAGCATGGCGCTAGATGACTTGGAGGTCTGTGACACGAGTATCAGGATACATGCAGAAGGTTACCGTGCCTGCCTGCGACACCTCTCCACTTGAAAGTTTCCACCAGTCCGAACCACCATCCATCGCGGGGGCCTGAATCCAGACGCACCCGCCCCAATCCGCTAAACGCAGATGATGATAGTGACCTGACACGAGAACGTCAGCGTCCCCAATCGGTTGCTTCCCCCCGGCCTGTTTCTGCCACCACGTTTTAAGTTTTAGTTCCGGTGTCACACCCGCACGAGCAATATGACCGTGAGTAAGCCCCAGAATCCACCCGGCAGACTCAAGGGTCAAGGTTACTGCGTCCCTTGGGTACAGGAACTTTATGTGACCGAACGTTTCCGGGTTAGCGTGAAGGATCTCCTCTACCATTTCAACGATAGCGAGATCATCATTGTCGTGGAGGGTAGTGAACGATTTACCGTCAGCCCTGTTCTCCCCGTGGTTACCGGCAACAGCGGCGACCGTGATTTCGGTGAAGTGTTTTGACCACGCCATGAGTGAGTCTAAAAGCAGTCGTCGGGTTACTTTCACCTGATCTCTCCGATCAAGTTCGACGTTGAAAGTTTGTGACGGGTAAAAACCGACACACCCTTCAATGGAATCCCCTGTCCATAGGACGTTTAGTTTTGAGATGCCCCTACCAATACTCCGCAACTCTTTAACCCTGCGTATGACCCCTTCTCGTGCGTTTATGACACGTTCAATGGTTCCCTCAAGTCCGTCCCCGTCATTCTTGCCTATCTGCCAGTCAGCAAGAACAACGTTAAAAACACCCTCACCCTCAAACACTTTCTTTGAAGGCTTCCTCCGCAACGCTTCCTTAATTAAAGGCTCCAGATCAACACCCAAAATTGTGCGACGGATAACTCGTGCCTTGTACTGCCGGTTATTCCCCCCATCCTCCCCACCCCACGAATTAAAAAGAACAGGCTCTACAACCTCAAAAAGTTCCGGGTCAAGACCCCAATGACGAAGAACATGATCCCAGTCAGGGTTACGTTCACCCGCGATAGTAGAAGTCGTGACGGTTCCCTCGTCACCCTCCCACACAATGCCCGGAATCCACCTTTTACGGCGCGGTGGTTCAGGCTGATTTTGCACGGCCTTAGTGAACTCGTCTTTCAGGGACAAAATTACTCCTGTTGATTAACGGCGCGACACCTTTGACAGGCGATACGCCACGGGGAAGTGACCAGTTCAGCAAGCAGTTTGTTACAACGCCAACAACGGGGCCGTTCAACAGAAACTGAACCTTTCCCGTAAATATCCATTAACGTTCAATAACCGTAGAAAACGTTAAGGAAAACTGTGGACGGTCATTATCGTCAACACCCAAAGGAGTAATGGAGCCGTTAGTTGTGACACGCAGGAACCGAACTCCGGTCAATGTTTCATCCGTGATCGCCGTCAAAACGTCACGCACCTCAAGGATCTTTGTTCGCGCCCCGTTGTAGTCAGCCCGAACCCCACGCACCATCACTTGAACGGTAGGTCGCTCCAGAGTGGCAGTGTTACTGACAAGGACTTCCAGAGGTACTTGCCCCGGTCCTTCGTAAAGTGCGATACAAGCGTCAGGTGTGCTTGGCATAATCCCGATAAAAATGGTGCTTGCAGAAACCCCGACAGAAGCGGAAACCAGTTTGTTGACCAACGAAACAAGCATCATTGGGCTGCCCTCAAGTATTTCAATAAACGTTCTTTAATGTCGCGCTCGAAAGTTGGAGTAGCAGCATCGAAAGGAATCTTCAAGTAATGGTACGTCTGTCCCCCCTTGTGGGTAGCGGAAGGATTCTCGTGAACAATAAGCGCATACTGGGAGGCTGCACCTCCGTAAGTGATTTCCACGGTTGTTAATGAACCCTCGCTTTTAGGCTTCTCAACACGGCCACTATTTTTTAACGTCCCTGTGTCAACTGGAACTATTGCTTTGGAAGCGTTAAGAACATTCTGGCTCACCTGAACAAGCGCCCTGTTTACGATAGGTTCCATACCTTTACCCGCAAGTTTGTCAAACATCGCACCGAGTTGACTAACACCGTCAAAATCAACAGAAAACCTCGTCATGCGCTCAACCCAACAACAGTATGATGCCAACCGTTCTCATCATGAGGAGTATCAACCGAAACAATTACGGGGCTAGTCCCATCAGCAAGCACAATCTTTGACTGAGTATTCACGGCAACCTGACCGTAAAGGATCGCTTTACCCGTCTGCATCACCTCACGCCCGTCAGGTTTAACAACAAGTTTTGATTCGGATACTAAATGAGCCGACGCACTAACACTCGCGGAATAAGTAAACTTCCCGTACACATCCATGCTTGCGGCAGGAAAAATAGCGACCCGTTCACTAAACAATTCAAGGTACTCGGTTTCAATGCTCACGTTTTGTTGTCCATCTGACCCAACACGAAGTCGCTCCCGGAATCCTCGTCAATCTTATCCACCGTTTTAACCAGTGAGTTTGCGTTAACGATAGGTGCGGCGGGGTACAAGTTAAAACGTGCAGTTTCCAGTTGCTGAATAAGGCTCAACAGTTTACCTGTGGAAGATCCAGTAGACGAAGCAAGCGACAAGTCCCCAACCTTCTTAGACTCGCTTGACCCATCTGCCACACGCCCTATGAGGGTGCGTACCGCTGCGATAGCGGCTGTGTAACCGTTTTCCCATGTGGTAACTAGGTAATCAAGTTCCGTGTCCTGAAACAACGGCTCAGCCGCATTAGTGTCCGTAATGAGGAACCGCACCAGATCACGAGTAGACGACCCCGGATTACCTGAATATGTGAAAGCCATAACATCCTCCTCCAGTTTATTGTAGTCCAGAAATGACTAACGGGATCATCCCTTAAATCAAGGATGATCCCGCCGTCGGTCGCGGATTTAATTAAGCAACAACTGTTTGCCAGAAGTACCCAAGATCAGCGGCAACAACTTTGTTATCAAAAGCGAGTTCCGCTTCGATACGAGTTGCGCGAAGTGAATCCAAACGGAACGAGGAGGTTCCGATTGTTGCACCGAGTCCAGCCGAAACACCAGTCCACTGCATGATGTAACCAGCGGAAGGAGTCAACAGGCCGGGAGCCGGGGCAACGTGGGCGAGAAGCGCACTTTTCCCGGTAGTGAAAGCGTAAGTGCCGGAAGCACCTTCAGCGTTCGTGGCTTTGATTGACTTCGATACCAGTACACGCTCAATGTCAAACATGCGAGCAAGCATGTCTTCAGTGATCGTCTGTGACGACGTGTACTTAATCCGGTCAACGAGATCAGGATGGTTCTTCAGTTGACGGAAAACGTCGTATCCAAGAACCAGCGTGTTCGCTGCAAGCCCAGTAACAGAAAGGATGTCTGCCTTTGCTTCTTCAATGTCGTCAATGGGGTCAGAGTTTGTGTAGTCACTCCACTGGCGAACCTGTCCAGCGGAAGGAGAACCGGAAACACCTGTCGCTGTGTTACCCCACACCCCGCCAGTCATAAAGTCACTGACGAATTGGATTTCACGACGGGTCAGGAGCCGTTGGGTAACGAACTCTGCCGCTTCACGATCAACGTTGATAGGTGCGTCAGCGTTAGCGCGAGTCTGATCTCCAATGTCCTTATGGATCGCGTACACATCAGCGTAATAGGTTGCTGTACTGATGTTGTACCCGGAACCCACGGACTCAGTGCCGTCAGTGCGAACCTGTGCTTCATCACGAAGCCAATCGTTTTTGTCGTACACGAAATACTTGTCGGACTGCTTATCTACCGGGACGATAGGGAACACCTTGTCCGCGATAAAGTTTTCAGCCTTCTGCATGTAGGCGACTGACACGTTAGTCAGGATCGCGTCAACATGTACCTGTGAGCCGGTTGGTTGTGGCATTTCTATTCCTCCTAGAGTCCGCGACCGGGTGCGGCGCAGTTGATGACGGCTGAAACAATGGAACCCAAAGCGGCAACTTCAATGAAAGCACCGACAACGAAAGCCGCTGAACCAGTTGCGCCGTAAGCGAGAGTGATACCAAGGGCTGAACCGTTAGAGAACAGTGGCTGCCCTGCGGATGCGGAGCCTCCAGCCTTCACTTTGGTTCCACCAACAATGGTTACCTCAGCGGCTTGACCACTCGTAGGCGCGTTTTGTAGGACTCCAACGGGACGGTCGGTTGCGCCACTAACAGCAACAACGTTTCCTGTTCCATTGTCAATCTTCACAAACTTGAATTGAGCAGCGGAAAGATCCTCACCGGCGGTGAAAGTTGTCTTGACCGCTGCGTTAGAAAATTCGTAAGCCATGATTAGGCTCCCTTCTCATTCAGGTAGTCGTTATAGAGTGCAGGGTTTTCGGTTGCAACTTGAGCGTAAGCCTGCTCAATGGTTGCGAACTTGCCCTCTGCTACCGCTGCTTTAGCGAGGGAAGATATTTTGTCGATAGCGTCACCTTTAGCGGTGAAGCCTTTACCGACCTCAGAGAAAATGTCAGCCGATTCGTTTTGTGCGTCCGCTGCTGCGAGCGCATCCTCAATGCTCTTTGCCAGATCCAAGTCAATACCGGCCAGCCGACGAAGGGCAGGTCCAATTTTCTCAGGGGCAACAGACAGATGACTGTAAGCGGCTTTCGCTTTCGTGGTGGCTTCCGCATCAGCATACGTTTCCCGTTCGACAGCAAGCGCCTTTTCAGCAACTGCCTTATCACGAGCCATTTTGACGATAGCGGTACGAACGTCAGGACTGGAGGACTTTGCGAGTGCAAGCGTTTCCTTGTCCAACATTTCTTCGCCGTCCATCATTTCGACCTCTTCCATGTCAGGCTCTCCCATAGCAGATTCCATTTCAGCGATCCGGGCTTCCAGTTCAGTGATACGAGCCATAGCGACCATGAGATCTTCTTCAGCGTCTTTAACTTCGTCTTGCATTTTTTCTTCCGGCATATCTTCTGCCTTCAGTTCTTCCACGACCTCCGTGGTTTCTTCCATTAGTGCCTCCATAGGTTCCGGCAGGTTACGTTGAACGTCTGCCACGGTTTCCGGGTTAGCGGCCTTCATCACGAGCCACCCCTCATGCAAGTGGGCAGGGTGATCCACGCCGGAAGTTTCCTCAATAACCAGTTCAGTCATTTTTGGGGCTTTGCGCGGCACGGACACCTCCAACTCGTAGTGTCCTAATCGTACACTGATTTCGCCGGGCATAAAAAAACCACCCGGAGGAGCGTAAGGGGTGCGCTCAACTCCGGGCGGGGTCTAGGTTGTTAGTGTACTAGAGGAACACGCTAACTCATTTTTGTGACTGCTCAAGTAGCGTGGTGAACTCCAGCATGGTTGCGTGACTTATTGGTTCATGCGTGTACGGGTTTACGAGTTGCTGCTTCACCCTACTCCAGCCCATGACGGGTTTCCCGTAACTGTACGCCGTCATAACGCTACCGTTGCTTTTAATAAGCACAATCATCACGTTCCTCAACCAACGTTTGACCTGCCAGAATCTTTCCCCTAGTTTCCATGAGGATGCTGCCAAGCATGTTCCAGCCGGGACGCATGAAAGGGTTCTCTGACGCTGTAATGTCTACGCCCCAGATTCGGTCATTCCAGTATGTTCCTTCTTGCAGCCATGCTTGGCCTGTGTCTAACAGTTTATTTGCGAGCCTTGGAGATTGAATGAACTTGGCGTACACGATCTCTCTCATTATCCCGAACTTGTTTGTGTCCCAGTCTTCGACGAGTGGGCAGTTGCGTCCTAGACTTTTTGCTTCACCGGGGTCATGCGCTGTGAGTATTGACCATCGGTAATGCTGAGCGTGAGCGTGAAATGGATCTACCTTCATGTATGCGAACGCTTGTTCGGCAGTAAAGAATCTGTGCCCGTTGTAACGGAATGGTTCTCCTTCATAAAAGTTTGACAGGAAGTCGTATTCGTTGTCTTCACTAAAACTGTCGAACCAGTCAATGAGCGTTTCCGGGTTTTGGTTGTGCATCAGATTCCTCCTTCGATCCAGCCAGCGAAACCCATGAGTGCAAGGATCGCTAACACAAACAGCGGGTATATAACCAGTTCGCCACGGCGGGGAAG